TTATTTTTATGTAAATTGCAAACATATTTCTCTTTATTTTTATACTCCTCACTATCCTCATAAGCTACAAACATAATCCTTGCATTACCACCACATTTCTTGCACTTTATATCTTTTTTGAAATTCTTTTGCCAAGTTTTGTTTAAACCTTTTTCTCCTAAATAAGTTTTCATAAATTTATGTTAATTATTTAACTGGTTGTTCTGGTGGTATAGCAGGTGGTGCCTGTGGTGGCGTTCCTTGACCTCCTCCTGGTGGTAATCCACCATCTGGTGCAGGTTGTTCTCCCTCTGGCACTTGGTTTGCTGGGGTTCGTATCAATCCTTTAGGTGCTTCAAGCAACTCAATAGCATTATCAGCAATAACCTGTGGGTCTAGTAATGGAGCTGTTAAAGGATTTGCTAATAAGAAATCAACAACTTGCATAAACTTATTTATCTTCATTTGTTTATTCAAAGCAAAGCTAGGTTCAAACTGTATCTCAATATCATACTTACCTGTAATATCTTCTGGTTTAAACTCAAAGAATGAATAGCCGTCTATCTCTTTAACCTCATAAGCATCGCCAGTAGATATATCGCCTTCAAGCTCTTCAGGTGTCATACCAGGAGTATCGCCAGCGAGCTTTTTCTTCTCAATGGCATTTTTAGTCCTGTCTTCTGCTGAAATACGCTTAATCTCTACGCCTTCTAGCTTAATGGTTCTATTCTCTTCTTTGTATTCAATAACCTTGTCCTCATCAACTATCTGTTCAACTCGTGGAACTGTCATAAACTGTTGGATATTAGATAAAACCATTCCAGCCCTACGCTTTAATGATGGTTCAGATAGTTTCAAGATCAATCTAACCCTCTTTAGTAAACTCTCAATTTGAGCAGTAGTTTCAGTAGCAGTTTGTTTAGGCTCACCAATAGAACTCACGAGCTTATTATCAATACCAGTAATATTAGCAACTTCGCCTTTTAGTTTACTCTGCTCTTCAGCAATCTGTGGTGGTGGTGGTGGTTTAATCAATGGAGCATAGACATCACTAATCCTTTTATTTGGTGGCAAATTAACCTTAGCCATTCCACCTGGTCTATTTCTATAATCCTCTTCATCAATCAAAGCCTCATCATCCCAAATAGTCATTTGGTCAATAGAATTATGTAGGTTTTCTATGTTAAGGTTCTCAAGGATATTATATTCCTTAGCTAAACCATCCATAATTTCAGGAACTCCTTGCCAGTAAAGACAAGGTTTAGACCTAGGAATATGCCTCATATGAGATAAAGGAATTATCTTATGCCTGAATGGGTTTGGTCGGTCTATCTCGGTCAAGAGAACTCCATTAGCCACAACAGCAAAGACATCTTTTAACTGATTGTAATATAAGAAAACATCAACAATATCTTCTTCCTCGTTCCTGTATATGAAATTGCAATTAACATCATCAGCATTGACATCAATCATTCTATTTGGTTTGACAAACTCGGTATTTCTAAAGCCAGAATCCTTATCAAACTCAGCTATAAACTTGTTGTAACTATACTTAAACCGAATAAAAGCATCTTCAGCTTCAGCAATATCAGTAGCACCTTCATCTGCCCAGACATCTTCAATAGGTATATCTTTCCAAGATACCCCTTCTTTATCTGTTTTCTCTAATTCAACATATTGATACTTCTTTGTCTTTTTATCATAATTAACCGGGATTTTAACCTTACGCTTATCACATTTGTAAAAGTCATAAGTCCATTGGAGTCCGAATATGATTGAACCCAGAGTCCTGATAATCATCTTAAAGCCTTCTTCGTTTTGTCTTTCTACATATTTATAGATTATCTCACCAATAACTGCTTTAGCCTTATCCTTCTTCTGTAAAGCGGTTAAGACAACTGCTGGTGGTTTCTCTGACATCTCTGAAAGCATTAAAAGTACCTGAGCTGTAACTAACCTCACATAAATAGGCTGAGTGTCCTCATCAGTTGCTAGCGTGCCACCTGAGACTAGAATGTTATAAATAGAACCAGTTATATCAGCTTGGTCTATTTGACCCATTAAGCCATCATAGACATTAGCCCAACGCTTCCACTTGTTCTCAAACTTCTGACGCTGATTACTCATCTGTGCTTTCCTATCGTTCATAAACTTCAAGAAGTCGCTATCGTCTGGAGTTGGGTCGTAGTCTAAGAATTTATCCTCATCTATTATTAGTTTTGATTTAGCCATATTTTAAAAGTTATCGTACACATTTTTTATCTTGTCGCTTGTTATCTTGTTATCAAGGGGTTTGCCATATCCTCTAGTTTGCTGTCCTGTTTGTTTTCGTCTTGCCTGAACCATTTTGAAGAAGGCACTAGCTTTCTCTTCAGGGGTCATATCAACTGCTTTCTTAACAACTGGATTAACTCGAGCTAACTGAGTCATATAAGCCAAAGCATCAATAATGTCATCTCGCTTACCAACTGGGAATGTTAATAGCTCTTCTTCCATATCAGCTTCAGCTCCATCAGCTCTGTGAAATAAGGTTTTAGACCTATAAACTGAGATAAGACTTCTAATCCTTGTTTCCTTGTCCTTATCAGCCTTTAGCTCTTCAATAGGGAGAAATGTATTTCTTTCTCGCATCTCCTTGCGTAGCATATAAATCAAGACCTTTTGGAATACTGTTGTTTCTATGCCTATTTTGTCTAAATTCCACTTCTCGTGGAGTTTAAAGATGTTTTCTATTAAGACATAGGGGTCAAATATCCCAACTATCTTATCAAGCACATACCATTTGTTCTCTTTATCTATACCGACAACTACCATAGCGCAGTTATCGCTTGTTCGCTTCTCACTAATAGCAGGGTCAACTGTTAAATACTTTCTGAATTTCTTATCAATAATATCCTCTGCTTTGTAGTATTGGAAATCAGTACGCTTAAACTCGGCTGTTTCAGGGTCAATCGGAGTATTCATATACTCAGCCATGAATATATCTATCTTGCCTCTTTTGCTGTAATCTGCTTTTAATTCTGCAATCTCTTCATTAGTCATGTACTCTGGCCAAATAGATTGCCCATCTTCATCTATAATCTTATAGATTTTCTTATCAAAATTATCATACTTGTCGCTTTCAAGCACCCTAGATAATACGCTGTCAAAATGGATAATCGTTCCTATAAATATCACTCTGCCATCTGGTTTAGATAGCGATGGAAATATTGAACCATTTACCCATCTCTCTAGCTTATCTCTCCTGTCCTTATTTGCGACTAATTCCTCATTCTCTAAATCATCCATGATGATTAAATCAGGTCTGGCATCTCTATACTTTAATCCACGAATCTTCTGACCAGCTCCCTTAGCCATTATTCTAATCCCTGTGGAAGTAATAATGTCATCTTCTGACCATTTTTTACTCTTTAGATTGCCATATAACCAAACAATCATCTCGTTAAACTCCAATTCAGCCTTTAAATCCTCTAAAAATAGACTAGCCTGACCATAAGTATCAGACACTAATAGCACAAACTTAACTTGTTTTGTAACTATTAGCCAAGATAAATGAAATAAATCAGTCATTGTAGTCTTAGCTGTGCCACGAGGGCAAGCTCTGACTATGAATTGGTGTTTCTTATAGTCCTGTAATAAGTCTCTATGGAATGGTGCAGGCTTCCTTGTTAAATAACTACTAAAACAGAGACTGATAAAATCTTCTTCATTTACCTTAAACGAGTCCTTTAGAACTTTTATCTTTTCCTCCGATGTCAGCTGTTTTTTTGCCATCTTCTCTTTCTTTGATTTTTAAATCTATATACTTGTTAAAATCTTCATTAGATATTGGATCTGTTGTTATGTCTTTTACTTCCTGAACATCTCTCATATCTGTAATATTCTTGGCTGTGAATATATACGCAGTTGCATTGTAACCACCATTTAAACCATTTACTATTAAAAACTCCTTTTGTAATTGCTTACTTATCTTATAGGCAGTAGAGAACTCCTTATTTTTCTTACACCATTCTAATAGGGTAGGTTCAGTAACTTTCACTTTTCTAGCAAATTCAGAGAGAAAAGGAATATCATTAGGTATAGTATATTCTTTACCTTTGTTGTCTTTTGCTATCCTATATTTTGGAACATCAAAAAACTCCACAATATCTTTACAATACTTTAGTTTATACTTTGTTGGTCTGCCTCCTGCATGTGGTGGCTTTGTTTCATCAACTATAACAGGTTCTTTGGTTTCTTTGAGTTGTGTTTCTTGTTCTGTCATTTTACGACGCTTAATTTTATTTAACCTTAGCCTTTTTCTTGTTTTTCCTCTTAATATATTCTAAAATTTCTTTTATTCTACTTTTATGTAGTTCTGCTAGTTTCTTATCCTCTTCTGGAGTAAATTTTATTATCTTTATCATTTAACTAATTTTAGTTTTATTTATGTGTCGTTTTATATTATATTTTACGACGCATAGATATTCCCCACCCCTTCCCTTCACTCCGCATTGCCCTAATTAGGTGCTAACTCTTGTCGGTGGGTAAGGAGAAAATGCTTACCTCATTACTGTCGTTATTCTAGGAATTTAGGTATAAAGCGTCGTTTGGTCGGGCTAGCTACCTGTGGCAAGCTAGTGCCAATCCTTTTAATGATATTTGCTAATCTTAGCAAGATTCAAGTGTCGTAAAATTATATATCATTACTTAATATTTACTCGCATGGGCAGGCTAGCTTAGAGTTAATTATTCCCATGCTATCCTGCCAAGTCGACTTTACCCTACATCCTGCTTTCGGGGCATGAGGCACATAGGTGAGGTCTTACTTTATTCCCCGTGTGAATAAACATTTTTTCAATAACGCCCAAAATGCCATTCTCAATAATGGCTGGCGGGCGTAAATCTCAATGGAATTAGCTAGGCTAAACCAATGCCGATCTCTGCCTTAATTATCTAACACTGATACAAAATGTCAACTTTTGCTATCAAAAAACAGGGCTGTTAACCCCGTTTTCATTGACTAAAGTGTCTAAAAGCTACTGTCAAAAAATAGCCTAGTTATCCACAAGTGTCTAAATAATCTAAAAACTTTTTAAGTCTCTTCTTTGGCATATCTGAATACCTCCCTAAATATACAATATTAAATCCTTTTTTTATCTCAGGTAAAATATTATCTAATGAATCTCTCATTTTTTTTCTATTACAATCAAGAGATAATGTTTTTAAAAAAATCCACCCTAAATATACTCCAATCATTAAATCATCTTTTATATCAAGCTCTTTATAGTTTTTTACTATATCAAACCAAATAGACTCTAATTCTTCTCTATTTTTTATCTTTTTAATTGTGTCTATATGAACTAACTGCATAATATTACTTAGTCTTTTTAACCTTAACTAACTCATACTTAGCCAGATCCTTAGCTAATTTCCTTAAATGATGTGCTGTAAAAGGAACATCTTTAGCTATGGCGTTGGCATTGTTATTTAACATAGTTGCTAATAATTGTGATGTCATATTCATATTTTTATTCTAATTCATCTATTCTCTCACTCCATATAGCTGATTCCTTTTCCTTTTGTTTCCTGTAATACTCATTAAAATCTTCTTTCTTGCCACCCTTTGGATTATTCTTATGGGTAAACCAAACAAACATCTTACCTCTAATGGATTGAGCCGGACTTTTATCAGAATTAAACTCAGGTGCTTCCTCCTCTGGTATATCTGTAATAGCAATTTTGTTAATCTTAAATACAAACCAACCAATCTTATTTTTTAAAGATGCTAGACTAGCGACATCTTCAGGACCAATCTCCTGAGTATCAATTGCTAATTTGTAACCACCATCAGCCATACTACCAAATTTACTGATGATCGCTGGAACTCTTAATAGCTCCTGTTTCTCTTCCTTCATAATTTTTACTTAACTTATAAAATACTTTCTTATTATATATAAAACTATTATTATTGTTATTATTATTGTTGTTAAACCCATATATTTAATAATTACATTTCGTCTAGGGCAATAGGATGTAGAATTATGCAAAACTACAATATCACCCTAAACAAGATATAATTATTCCTTTAACCCAAACTTCTTAGCCCAACCTTTAACGCTGTTTATGGATTTAAAACCGAGCCTATAACAAATATATCCATCCTTTTCTACTCCATACCAGCGTTTAAAGTTGTTGAGCTGTTTTCTATTTCTATTCTTTAGCCATTTTCTTTCCCATCTGGCACTTTCTTTGTTGGGAGTTTTTTTTTAGCCTCAGCATTTTGCAATTCAGCTAATTTCTTTTCATTAGCAACTGCCTCTTTCATTCCCTTGTACTGAGCTAAAGTTTGACCACCTGAAACTTTACCTAGAATCCGCAGGTCTTGGTATTCCAGTAAATCATAATGCTCCTGAGAACATAGATATACTGTTTCGCCTTTCTTGTCCCCAGATTGAATCTCATAAGATATGTCGCCATTTGTTTCACGACCACACATTTTACAAGTTTTCTTTTCTTCAGTCATCTTTTTGTCTTTAATAATTATATTTAAAATTGTTGTTTTTTTACCTCCCTACCCAGATAATATCTTTATGATGTTAGCACTGAGACTAAAGTCAAACATATTTGATCTGGGATAAAGAAATAACTTAATTATACCACATTTAAAGGATCGGGTTTAATACACGAATGAAGTCCAAAGTGTATATCTGCTAACTTCTCGATATTAAATCCAGCGTCTATTAAATCTTTAGTAATTGTTTTTACTGTTCTTCTACCTACATCACCATAACTAATTGGCTCTGTATCTCTCTCAAATACTCCTACAAATACTCCTAATTGAAATAAAAACCTACCTCTATGTTTTAATACTCTATTAGCCTCTTTGAAATAAGACCTGACTGTATCAGCCTTACAATGTTGGAATACAATAAATGAATATACTACATCAATAGAATTGCTTGGTATATCTTTTAGACTTCCACTTTCGTTATTTACCCAAGCTACATTTTTAGCTGGAACTCTCCCAATTCCTTTCGCAATCATTGATTTTGATGTATCTGTGGCAAATACTCTCTTAAAGCAATCTGCTAAATACCTTGTTTCTCTGCCAGTGCCACAACCTATTTCAAGAACTGTCAAATCCTTGCAACCTTCTCCATATACATCAGAGATTTTTTTTAGAAACTGATTTATGGTAGTTATACCACCCAAATTGTAATACTTTTCATTTTGATAATAGGTAGTAGCGATAGCTTTATGAGCATCTTCTGTCTTAGCTACTTCCTCCCATTGTTCGTCATAAGTTTTTTCCATAGTTTTAATATCTTAATTTTTTTAATGTATAAGTCATTGAATTTTTTGAATAAATCAAGGATTTTTTTTCTTGCATAATATCAATTATTTCATAACCTCTTTTACCATATTCATCTAAACAATCAATTAAAGTATATTCAACTCTTACTCCATCTACAGTTATAAAGCTTTCATTCAATTTATTAAAACTTGAATTTATTATTCTATATTTATATTGCATAGTTTTATTTTTTTCTTTTTAAATATATAAATGACCTATCGTTAGAATGATTATCAACCATTCCCATATCTTTAAATTCTTGTGCTGTGAATTGGCACTCGTGCTTTCTTGAACCATAATACTTTAGCTTGTAATAGCTGACTCTTTTTGGAGTTGAGATTAAAATATTAGCATTAATAGAATTTAACCAATCAATAGCTTTCTGTTTATCCCAATGCTCAACGACATCTATTAATAGAACTAAGTCATAAGTATTAAAGAACTCTCCTTTTAAGTTCAAAACATTTACTGGATAAACATCATTATAAATATCTTTGTGTGCTTGTCTTTCTAAAAAGTAATCAGCTTCTTCCACACTATCTATTTCTAAATCATCTTTTGGATATATCTCTCCTGTCTTTTCTGCTTTGATTGAAAGTAATAATTCTCTTGTAAGTAGTCCGAATTTACCAAAGCCAGAGCCAATATCAAGCACACTCTTTGGATTTACTTTTGCTATTATGTCTAATATAACTGGTATATTAGATGAAAATGATGTCATGCTCATAATTTTTTATTTAAAACAGTGGTAGATAAATCTTCGAGATCCGTCCTCGACTATACTTTTACCCAAACATTCAAATCTTGTAAAATGATTACTAATCCAATGCTCTAGTAAATCTTTTGTCGGGAAGTATAATTCTCTTGAACCATAAATTATTTTCTTGCCACCTTCTACTGCAACTGGTGCTTCTAGTACAAATAATTCGTTTGCTATCCTAGCAGATTCTTTTATCAACTTTTCTTTATCGTGAATATAATGCAGGGTAGAAGTACAAACTACAATATCAAAATTATCTTTCCAATCTTCTAAATTATTAAGATCAAACAACCTAGCATTTTTAGTTAGTAAACAACTAAGATTAACATCTAATCCTATATATCTTGTGGCTCCGTCATCCATAAAATATTTTTCAGTAGCACAAGCATTACAACCTAAGTCTAAAATTGACTTACCTTTTGCATTGATTTTTAATTGCTTGAATTTAACATCAGTAAAACCATCGTGTTGATATTTTAAACCTATTGCTTGACCTAGATGGAGGCCATCTAAACTCTTATCGTCTTTTAATGAATAAAATAGTTTAATTCTATCTTTCAATTTTTGATAGTATTCTTCATATCCTTTTTCTGTTAGAGGAGAACTATCTGGTTTTTCTATCTTTCGTTTTGTTACCCATAAAAGATAATCAGAATATTTAGGTTCAACCAAAATATATATAATTTTATAATCTTTTATAATTGATTTTACCATTTTCATTTCATTTTCATAAGTAAATGGAGCTATGCCATCAATTACAGCAGTTTCTTCTATGTTTTTTAATATGGCTTTATAACCTTCTTCTTTTGAAAGTTTATCTACCTTTTCTCTATTAATAACAGTATCAAGATGAATAGCTTTAGTTTTCATTTTTTCTGCTATTTTTATGGCATAATAACTTTTGCCTGAACAAGGTAATCCCACTACCCAAAATACGATTTTTAATTTCATTATTTTGCTAATTTAATAATTTTTTCTACTACATTGACTATATCGTGTCTTTCTTTAAATTCTTTATCATTTGGATAATATGTTTCTTGAATATTCGGATCAACTGGATCGTGTATATATGAAATTATACCCATTGCCCTGCTCTCGAGATTAATTCTCCCCAAAAGTATCCCAGCAACATAATCAGCGTCAGCTATATAATTCTCAATATCAAATTTCTCGTTTTTTACAAATACCCATTCGTTCCTATAAAAGTAATTATCATATTCTGTTCCATAAATATAAACTCTGAATTTTTTATTTGCTCGTTTAGTATAATATTCTAAAAACTTAATCCTTAACATATCCATTGTGCAAGGTAAAACAACTTTTGTATAATCTCCATCGTGGATTTTCCTTTTATCCGGACTAAATCTTTCAAAGTCAATTCCATTATAAATAACACTAACTTTATTCTCTGGTATTTTGTGTTCTTCAACTAAATGCTTTTTTATTGATGGTCTTATAGTTATATATTGGTCAATCTTATCGCTAATTATTGGAGTTTCACATTTATATTCACTATGAACTACATTGATTACTTTCTTTGCCTTAATCATATCTAATACATCTTTATTATTCACTTGTGATATTATAACTAAGTCAAATTCTCCTTTTGGATATTCATGCCAAGTTAATATTTTTTCTTTGGTCAAATTCTTTTTAATATCATTATCTTTCCACATTGAATATATTGAAACATCGTGTCCTCGTTTTTTCAATTCTAATGCTAGAGTATAATTGTATAAAGGACTACCAGATAAATAAGTCATGGTCTGACAAATCAATAAAATTCTTAAAGATTTTTCATTTGTTTTCATTTGTAATATTTTTTATAAATCTTTTTTAAATACTTTTGATCCCATAACTTGTAGATAAGCTTTTCATTCTCATCACAATGGTCAAATCTTCCCTCTGATTGACATTCTTTATGTCTTATATCAAGATCAAGTATTTTAATTTTACATTTCATTTCTAATGCTTTAAATCCAAGATCAACATCTTCATTTCCTGTCATAAATCTCTCGTCAAATCCACCAATCTTTTTCCAAGTATCTTTCTTAACCCCAAAGCAAAACCCAGAATGAAATAATGATTTTTTTTCATTGATAGCTATTTGATGTCTAATACTGCCATCTTCATTTTTAAATAATCCAATACCCCAATATTTCTTTATAACATCAGTACCGGCAATTTGAGTTGAACTTACAAAATCATATTCACCTATATTATTAACTATTCTTAATATTTGTTCTGTGGTTATTTCAATATCATCGTTCATAAATATAATTTTATCTGTTTCAGCAAGTTTTGCACCCTTATTGCAATTAACTCCAAATGAATTACCAGACACAATGATTATATTGAATAAAGATACATCTAAACATTCTAATAATATTTTTAAATCGCTATGATTTGTGTGATGGGGAATTACTATATCGGCAATTTTCTGACTTCCAACCTTTTCCTCTTTGTAACTTTCAATATCTTTTTTTTCTACATATTTTTTAATTGAAATGTCATTAAATTCAAATTGAAACATATCTCTTATATCAACTTCAATTACATTATATTTTCCATTTTCTGTGATTTCATACAATATTCCCCCAACTTGTTTAAATAATGTTTTTTCTGTATAGCCATTATCAACCATCATCTCTGCATAATATGTAGAATAATTGTCGTTACTATTTTTTTTGAATCTAATAGCTTTCATATTTATTCTTTATATTCTTCTGGAGTGTTAATAGCTTCTAAATAATTTCTAAAAGGTTTTCCGATTGGATTCCAATTAAACTTTTCCCAAAATGTTGGTCCTTCTTGTATTCCCATAGGTGTTTGAATTTTACTTTTCTCTCCAGCTGCGTCTAATAATTCAATAACTTTTTTGTATTCATCTTCTGATAAAATTAAATCTTTCTTTTCTTTTCCAGCTAAAACAATTTTATCAGCTAATTTCATACCCTCAATTTGTTCTGTAAATGGTTTATTCTGAAAATAATTTGTTGCGTTTATTATTACAATTATGAAATCAAGTAAATTTGCTTCCTTGTTTCCATTATTTTCAATTAATTTATTAGCAATAATGTTTAACCCTGCAATTTTTTTATTTATTTTTGACCTACTTTCATTGTCTTTAGTTTCAGACAATTTTGTTTCTAATTTTTTCCCTTCTTCCCCAAATTCTTTTAATTGTTTTTGTACCTTGTCGGGCATACTTTCAATAGTATTTACAATAAACACTACTTTACGATCTACTTGGATTTTTTTCATCTTTTTAATTTACTTATTTTTTATCTTTATTTTATCATTCTTAACACTTTATTTATAGCTTGTTTTAATGAGCCTAAAGCCCATTGCAACTGCTTATTGTCTACTTTTTCAACTACTATCTCACTTTCTTTATTTGCTAGTAAATCAACTAAATCTGTAAATCTTATTACTGACCAGACATCCCACTCAGCTTCTGATCGTCTTGGATTTCTAAAATTCAATACTGACAAGTTAAAATCATTTTCTTCATTTTCTAATTGGTCTATCCAGTTTAAAATTGAAAGTTGCTGATGGTTTTTATCCTCAAACATTACATTTATAGTTGGACATCTTACATCACTTTTATCTCTATTTGTTGATCCAGAACCTTTTGTAGCATAAGTCTTTATATCAAGATTTTGCTTACAATAATCAACAACATAATTATCTAACCTTGCACCCTTAGCCTTTTTACTTTTAGAGTCCATCATCTTCAAACCAATTACTTATTAAAACTATTAAAATCCATACCGCTATTGTTAATACTATTCCTAAAATTATTCCACCCAATATTGCTAAAAATATCATTTTTGTATTTTTAATTGATTATTTATAAGTTTTCTCATATATATATTTATTTTGTTAGCTTATAACTAAAACATTCTTTTAATATTTTAAACCATTTATCAATATCAACATTATCAATTACAGTATCACCATTACTATATTTTTTATCAAATTTTTTCTGCCATTTTTTATCTGGACAAGAAACCATAATTTCAACAGTCATACTCCCGTCTTTAACTCTTTCAAATTTTTCCTGAAAATCTGGACAATTATCTTTATAATTTCTTGTTTCTGAATGGCTACCCCAACCCCAAATAGTAGATATTCTAATTCCATTAGGTAAGTTCATTGCAAAACCGTTTTCTCTATGGATTAAAAATGATTTTTCTCTCATAATATTTTATATTTAATTTTACAAATATCCCCGCAACCTATTGAATCTTTAACTATTTTTGACAGGTCAAAATCTCTGCCCTCAATATATGGACCTCTATCACTGACAATTACTTCAACACAACCATTATGGCAGATTTCAAGCCTTGTATTGAATTTTAATGTCTTATGGGCAACTGTATAGCCATTATCCCTAAAAACCTCACCAGAGGCTGTTAGTGAGCTACTAGAGGCTACTGTGTAATAACTAGCTATGGCTGTTTGATATTCTACTTCTTCCCCACACTCCACCATACTTAACGAGCAAATCATTGGGTCTAATTGGTTAACTTCGTTTTGCGTGTTAACTAAGCCGAATATTAAAATGAATAGAGTTATTAGCATGTTATATTAATTTGTTCATAAACAGAAAAGAATACAAGGACTACAGCAAGAATAAAAATGAATAAAGTAAATCCTAGATTAGTATTTTGTGGTTTATTTTCCATAACTATATTTTAAATTAATTAATCTTTTGTATTATGTGTCGCTGGGCAAGGTTCATTACTGTCTTTTTCCCAATCATCATCTGAATACCATTTTTTACCACAATAAAAGCATTGCCTATATAACTCATCTTCACCAGAGGCTAATTGAGAAATAAGTATTCCATAATGAGATTTTTTACAAGTTGTTATTTCTTCCATACCTTTATTGTTAATTTATTAACTATTCAATGTTTTACATACTTGGTTACTAACTATGTAAGAATAACCGTTTTGTTACATATTAATTAACCCACCAAATTACAA